CCTAGAACCCGAGTTGGGTTCTAGGGGTGAGTAGGATCAGTCGTCGGTCTCTTCGACGAGCTCAGCGTCCACGACGTCGGCGTCCGATTCGATGGCGGCGGGAGCCTCGTCATCACTGTCGCTGGAGTTAGCAAGGGCCTTCACCAGGACGAGCGCGGCGAAACCGGCTGCGGCGGGCAGCACGTAACGCGCACTCTTCTTGGCGACGGCACCGAGCTTGGTCCAGTTGACGGCGATGATGGGGGTCTCGTCTTCAACGGTCTCGGAGTGCTCGATAACGGTGGGAGCGGTGTTCTCGGACATGAGAGTTCCTTTCGAGTTGATGGGTCTCATTATAGTGTGTGCAGGATTTGCGAAAGCCTATGCCCTTTGTTAGAGGGCATAGGGGTCTAGTTGGTATGAGATTTCTTCATGGAGTCGATGGTCTCGGCAAGGGTCTCGGCGTACTGTCGTCCGGCCTTGTCCCCGACATATGTACCAAGGACACTACTTCCGACGCCATAGATGGCGGTCAATACCACTCCGGCTGGAGGGCAGAGAGCGCCGACAACGGCACCGGCGGTGATGCTGGCGGATGTCGAGGCAACAAGGGAAACAACTTTGTATCCGGTGGTCTCTTTGAAACTCATGGTCATTCCTTTCTAGATGGGTCTCGTTATAGGCGGTGCTCCTTTCACGAAAGCTTGAACCACTTCTCCGTGGGCTCGACGACGAAATCAACGACCACGACGGCCTTTCCGTCATCCGAGACCTGGGCGCCGTAGTGTACCTCGATCTGCCTCTGCTCATTCCACCCGAGCTGATCACCCAAGGAAATGCCTTCAAGGCCGATACCGGCGTAGAACTCGTTGAGGCTGACGCACATCTCTCTGAGAAGGGTGTAATTGAGTTCGTTGACGACACGGTCGATCTTGTTGACGGTAGACTTGAAATACCGACCGCTGTAGGCGTCGTAGAACAGGACGTCGCCCTCACCACAAACCACAGCTGCGTCACGAGGATATGGATCCATCTTGGACGCGGCATTCTGGGAGATCGTCTTCTCCTCAGGGCCAAGGCGATCCTGAACGGATGCGCGATAACGGTCGTAAACCTGGCGCGTACCCTCGTAGGCAAGGAGCAGGGACGACTCACGCTTGACCGAGATGCTGTGAGCGCCGATGACGCAAGCGCCGGTGGCCAATATGGCGATGGCCGGAGGAGCGTAGATCTTTGCATAGATCTTGATTCGCTGCTCCTTGGTGAGGCGCTTGAAGTCGTCAATATCCCACTCCTGCATCTGACGGTCCGCATGGACGCTCAGAGCGACCGACGCCCCGAGGCCCAGCAGCGCTAGTCCGGTGAGGATATGGTGCGAATTCCGTACGACGAAGTCTTGGGCGACTTTGACGAATGCGAGGTTCATTTGCTCTCCTCTCCAATATTGATGAGTGCTTTATACCACTCGTTATCTTCCAGATTGGCCTCGCGCTCCCGAATGTAGTCACGATACATCGTCTTTACAGAATCGCTCACGCTACTCTGGATAGCATTGATGAGCATCTGCTTGGCAACTTCGGGGGCTACGTCGGCTGGAACCGTGAGAGTGACCTTCTGTGTATTGGTGATGGGATCCGGATCAGAGAATTCCAGCCGGATGTCGTCGTGGTCCATGCGCGTTCCTTTCTATCGAGAAACCTAGAACCCGAGTTGGGTTCTAGGAGTGTGTCAGAGATTGTGATCGATGTGGGTAGGGGTGGTGAAATCCTGCTTCGAGATCTTGTAACGAGAAAGCACCCACTTGACGATGGCGTAAATGCCAACGCAGTAGATGACAGACTTGACAAGGTTCTCGACAAGGCGGGAGATCAGCATGATCGGTCCTTTCGGTCTATAGGTCTCATTATATGCCCTGCTGATTCTGCGAAAACCTAGAACCCGTGAAGGTTCTAGGCGTGAGAGTCACTTCTTGGTAGAGTTCTGTCGGAAGATCTTCTCGATCTCGGCCCAATCTTCTTCGAGATACTTCTCTACATTGTCGATCTCCTGGGGGGACGGAGTCGAGGTAGCCTTAAGGAGATGCCGCTGGTGGCGGACGGTCTTCTTGAGCTCCTTGATCTGCTGCGCCTGGGAGTAGACGGTGTAGATAAACATGACGAAGGAGATGAAACCGAATGCGATGAAGAGGTTTGACATGATGCATTCCTTTCGTGAGGGGTCTCGTTATATACCTTGCAAAATCCGCGTTCCAATTTTCCCACCCGGGAATTTTTGGATTTCGAAAATCAGAACGTTTGCGAAAAACCTAGAACCCTTGTGGGGTCCTAGGCTTTCGTGTCTCAGATGCGGATCTTGGCGACGAATCCGAGTGCCTTGGAGGCGACGGGGAAGATCTGCTCAGCCTTCACGATGGCGAGGATTCCGAGGATGGAGCCGGCGGCGCCCACCACAGCATCGGGGCTGGGGCAGAAACGACGGTGTTTTGCGTCTTGAATCTGCTCAAGCTCCTTGATGCTGCGGAGAGCTTCGCGATAGGCTTCACTGTCGGGATCCATGCCGTCGATGAAAGCGTAAGCCTCTTCGAGGGCCTTCTTGGTGTTCGGCTTGTTGTCGGACATGGTATTCCTTTCAAATGAGGGGTATCATTATAGACCATGTCGATCCCGCGGATCGTCAGACCTCGGAGACCTTCAGAGTGGCCGTGTCCTTCTTGGTCATGTCCTGAGCAGGGGTCTCCAGAGCGGCGTAGACCTCCTGGTTCTTGTGGTCCACATGAAGCACGCCGTCAACCTCGGGCTCGTAGTTCTTGGCCGCGAGACCGAGCAGAGCGCCCAGGAAAGTGTCGAGAGCGGTGATGGTACCCACAACCGCCTCAGTGTGAGGGAAACCCCACAAACCCGCCAGGGCGAGATACAGGGTGGCGAGGGCAGGAAGCAGGATCTGAGCAATCCACTTCAGTGTGTTGTAGGTCTGATTCGACAGCGACATAGCGCTTGTCCTTTCTTCGGGTGTCAGGAAAATGGATCGGAAGCCGGTTCACGGCATCCATTACCTTTTCGGCAGTCCCGTTTCCGCCGAAAGTGTGATAGGGTTGATACAGATACTTCTGCAAGTCCTCAAACTCATCGATGGTGATGTAACCACGGGACAGATATGCGGTTCCCATAGCCACGATCTGGTTGTGCGCTAGACCCAGCATAAGCTGAGTCTTGGCGTCATGCCTTTCCGCACGTTTCTGGAGATACGCCCAGAGACCAGTACTGGTGAGAACGGAGCCGAATATGGTGATCACCAGCTCCACAGTATGAGACATTTAGCCTCCGATAGAAACGATTGGGCGCACCCCGTACTTCTCGGTCCACTGGGCCCAAGTGACTCGACGCTGATCGCCGTAGTACAGGCCGAAGTAGTCCTTAGATATCTGATCCCGGAGCCAGAAGGACTCGCCCGGGGTCGGAATCGGGTTGCCAACACGGAAATACGAGAACTGACGAGAGATCGGGCCGATAGTGTGAGTGTCGCCGTTGATGCGGTTGTGCACAAGATATGAGCCGAACATCTCGAACTCGGACGGAATGGTGAGCTGCGGATACTCCCAGGTCCAGTCCTTCTCCGTGCGCTCCCAGGCATTCCCGGTGTTCTCGTAACCGTGCGGCTCCATAACAGGGAATGTCCTGAAGTCCGACATGGCGAAGACCTGGGTAAGCGTGGAGAAACGCACCATACCGTTGGAGTAGTCCCGTCGCATCTTGGAACCATTCCAGCCGTATTCGCACCATCCAGACTCGCCAATATTGTCGATCCCGAGGTTACGGTCGCTCATGACCGTGATTCGGTGCTGATTCTCCCCATTCGGGTAATCCAGCCACCGGTCGAAGTCGACGATGATCCACTTGCAGGAATTATCGTTGTACTGCCAGTAGTCACCCAGCCACAAGCCGTCGAACGTCCCGTTTCGAATGGCAGCCTTCTGGGCGGGCGTCATGATCCGGCCCAGGTTGTTGCCCCGAGTAATGACTCGTTTGAGATTCGGGTCGTTGTTGAAGGCGTTGAGGAAGTCGTTCTTGTTGTTCAGAGCGATCTGCTTGGGTTGCATGACACTCTGAGCCCACTGAGCATACTGAGCGCCAACCCTACCGCGGCAGTCTGTTACTTCGAAGTCCGTGTTCGTCTTGGCTCCCCTGGGGACCCGAATATAGGCGATGATGACTTCGAAGGTGTCGTTCGTCTGGGTAGGTTGTGGAACACCGCCCCCTGAAGTTCCCTGAATAACACGGGTACCAGCGGAGCGAACGCTGGGTGTCTTGTCGACTCTGAGGACTATAGCGTCGTATCGATCGCCGTCCGTAGCGCCCTCGGTGAGCGCGTAGACCTTGTTCGCGTCGTTCTCAATCCAGTGCCCCTTGAACCAGGCGCGACCAGACTGTACGATGATCTCTCGTCCAGAGCCTTTGGCAACCTGGTAGCCTCGACCCCAGTTCTGGAATATGCCGTCTGAGATGACTCCGTCGAACATGCGGCCGAAGTCATCAGCGGAGTACTTTCGGTCTCCATTGATGGAAACGAAGAATCCTGATTTCTCTGTCATGTGATGTTCAACCCCGGTTTCGACTTCTGAATATCGGACAAGGACGTGAACGTCGGGTAGAAGACGTCACCCTCCGAGTCTGAGGAGGTACGAATATACTCGGTTACACGAGCGATGTCCTGCTGCCCGAACTCGTTCTGGATCTGCACGAAATCGCCCAGGAAGAAGTCCTCGTTGTAAGTATACATGGACTGTTGGGCAGCCTCACCCGAGAACATCTCGAGGGGCATGTGGCGCCACAGCTCAGTATTGCACTGCTCGCCAATCTGACGATAGATGGACTCGGGATCGATCGAAGACAAGCCCCACTGTTTGGCCCCCGTCGAGATCGTGTATCCGTTGGTATGTTCGATCGACGGATTCTGGAAATAACCTTCCCGCAGGCCAAGTCCCTTGGTGCCGACGGTAACGGAGTTGTTTTGCATCGCGGAGTCTCGGTTGTCATCGAGATACTCTTTTGTAACCTGCAACTCCAAGGGTACAGTAAATTTCACAGCGCCCGAGAATATCTTTGTTCGCGTAGACACCTTAGACTTGAAGTAGGTTGCCTTGGACAGGTTGTCATACTTCGGAGAGAACACTACCGGGGGGCGTTCACCTTGATTAAATGTTCGGTTCACGCCGTTATATGTATACCCGTACCAGTAATACGGATCTTCCCCGTCATACTCGATAGCCCATCCAGACATAGTCAAATCGGTTAGCTCCTGAACAAGTTTGTACCAGGAACCTTCCATAATATATGGATCAACGCTATCATAGGCCACATTAGTGTAATCGGGATTCCGCGACATGTTTCGGACAGTGCCGTTAGCGTTAGCTCTGATGTCTCCGATATCCATCGAAGAAACGGGGCGTCCCTTTCGAATCCCTGAAGGCAGCTCATCGACAGAGTACCAGCCGAATCCCGTGACGTGTCTCTCGTGCGACGTGTCCAGCGAGTCTCTTTGCTTGAACAGCAGGTTGGTGTAGTGCTTGATAACGTCTTTGACTTTTCCTTTGGTTCGCTCGTGCATGCACAGCCTAGTCCCATCCCAAATCGGATAAGGATGCATGACCCGCCGATCCAATATAGACTCAAGACTACGTCCACTTACCGTCAGCAGCGACTGTTTGCTATACTCTGTATTAAGCTCGACCTGCTCGATGATCATGAGCTTGTTCGTGCCCTTGGTGTACAAGTAGTAGTCGAGTTGATAGATCTGCAGGTTTTCCAGGGTGCCAGGAACCGTTAGTTTAAAATCGCCGAAGCCGTGGAACCTCTCAGTCCAGACGATGGACTTGTAGTCCTCGCAGATATGCTGGAGAACCATGGCCTCGTCAAAAACCGCGAGATACATGTCACACCCCCTGGAAGAGAACGTCGGTTGAGAAATACACGTCGGTGAGATTCGGATCGTTCATGGCGATCTGGAACTCGTTGACACCAGGTCTCAGCTTGAGCCAGTCCGAGTTACGATCCAGCGCCGCTATGAACTTATCCTTTCGCCCGCCTCGATTCCGGATGATGGACTTGCGCCCTGTCCTGGAATTAACCGTGACGATGTCGCCGCCCACGATGGGATCGACCTTGTAATATGTCTTGTCAAGAAATGCCCCGGTGAGTTTGAACTGGTCGCCGGAGAACGTCTCGGTCACCGTGATTGGAAGCTTGGCTCCGGGACGGAAAGTGAAGACCATGGTGAACCCGGTCTCCACGTCACCCTCATAGTCGATCGTGGCAGACAATAAACCGCGGTCCTTGCTGAATTCCAGCGACGGAGACGGCTGGTCCATGAAGTCGAACTCGAAAGAGGGGATCTCCCTGGACCATTCGAGGTTCTTGTCGATGGAGGTGTCTGCGTCATGCCAGTAAGCGTCCGGGCATAGGATGGAGATGTTGATCTCCTGTTCCTTCGAGAATATGTCCGCCTCGACCGCCTCGACGTACCCCTCGGTCTTGACCCTGCGCTTGTCCGTGTTGATATACACGGTCATTAGCTGCTTGATCTGGAACCAGGAGTATATGCGCTGCCTGCTGGTCTCGATATCCGGGAGGGGCAACGGCGCGAGTTTGATCTTGAGGTTCCTCATTCCCGCCCTCGCGCCGTTGAATATAGCCACATCCGTAAGAGCCAGTTCAGTCGTGTTGATCGAGGCCTTCGTAGCCGACAGACCATCAATGGATTTGACAGCCACGCCGATCCCCCAAGGATCCCTCAGAGGAAGAACGACGCGTTGCTGTCGGTACGTAAGAAACTCGATTGACTCAATCATAGCTCGTACATGGCTCCCTTCACCTGCTCGATCTGGTTACGAGTCTGGCGGTAGATCTCCGCCTCGGACAGCGCCTTCGGCGAGTTGTTGTACTGGTTAAACACTAGGCTTGTGCCCTGGTTGTACGTCTCGCTGGCGGCGGTGTCGTTCGACTTCACAGGAGTGCTAGTGACGACTCGTCCAGCAAGCTGTGCAGTCGCCGTCGTTGTGAGAGTGCCGGCGATCTCCTCCTTGGGGAGGAGTTCATCGAGACGACCTGCCTGCTCCTCGACCTGCGATAGGTCCAGAACCGGCTTGATCGTCGGGTCAGCGTTCTCTCCGAATGCGTTGTTCCAAATATCCTTCGAGTTACCGAAGCCCTTGGACAACGCGTCGACGGTGTCAGTGGCCATGGTGGTGGCCGCTGCGATACCCTGCTCAGTGTTATCGGTGATACCGTTAGCAAGACCCTGCATCAGGAAATCGCCGATCTCGTACATTACCCTCGAAGGAGAGTGAATGCCGAACGCCGCTTTGACCTTCGAAACAACGGTGCTACCCATGCTCGTGACCGCACTGGCGATGGAGGAGAGCTTTTCGGTGATCGCATTCTTGAGACCGTTGACCAGCTGAATACCAGCGTTCTTCATCTGCGCAACGCCCGTGGATACGAGAGTCCTGATGCCGGTGCCAATACCCCTAGTGATGGCACTGATGAGTCGAACACCCGCCTGAGCCATAGCCTCGGAATTGTTCTCGATCGCATCAGCAAGTCCGTTGATAAACTTGATGACGGTCTTGGCCGCGGCATCGGTGATCCGTGGCATCTCGTCACCGAGACTGGTGATGAACGCCACGATACAGTCCGTGGCCTTCGTCCCGATCTCTGGGATCTTCTGACTCAGACCATCCAGGAAGGATATGAGAACATCCGAGCCCCTCTGGACCAGCTGCGGCATGTTATCGATCAGGGCCTGTGACAAGGTCAGGATCAAGAATATGGCGCAGTCGATCAGAGCTTGGGCGTTGTCGTATATGACCTGGATGATCGCCAGGAGGATCGTGGTCATGAGCTGAACGAACGTCGGGATAGACTCAATCATAGCCTGAGCGCCAGACGTCAGGATAAGCTTGAGGTACTCGACGATAGTGCCCGAATTGTCGATGAGGACCTGCATGAAGTTGATGAAGCCCTCGCCGAGCGCCGTGCCCATCGCAGGCATTCTCTCAATGAAGCCGTCGACGGCCGCGAGGAATGTCTGGACACCATCGGCGCCCGAGGTCGACAGGTTCGCGATGGCATCAACCAACTTGGCGATACCCTCGGTTGCCAGACCGACACCCATACCGATCATCAGGATGGCGCCGCCCAGTGCAAGTAGACCGACTGCAGCGAACTCGGCAACATATCCGACTGCTACCAGAGCAGCCAGCCCCAGCGCCATGATAGCGATACCCTTGCCTGCGGTGGCCCAGTCCATCTCCCCCAGCATCTTCATGACAGGCGCCAGGAGAGCGAGTGCTGCTACAGTCACGAAGAGGCCCGCGGCACCGGCGAGACTCCCCCCACCGATGGAGCTGATCCCAACGAGAACGGCCAGGGCCGCTGACATCATGACCAGACCCTTGAGGTAGTCGCCCCATGGCATGGATGCGAAACTCTCAATATCGCTGGCGATGAGTTTAAGCGTCGCCGCCAGGACAAGGATCGTTAGAGCCCCGACAAGAGACTTGCCGCCGGAGAGCTTGTCACTTCCGAGCCTTTCGACAGTGAATGTCAAGGACGCCAGGCAAATATCCATAGCGATGATGCCCTTGATCGTGTCCCCCCAAGACAACTCACCGATCTCGGTTAGGACTTTCGCAATTTGTCGCATGGTAAATGCCAGCGCAAGGAATGCGAATGCCGAGGCCTTCTTGATCTTGACCGTACCCATCTGGGACATCATGGTCATCATCTTCATGATAAGACCAAGTGCCAGAACACCCTGTGTCAAGTCCGACAGACTCATCTCACCAAGCGGCTTGACCGCATAGGCAAGGAGCATAACGCCGATGCCCAGCGGAATCGCCGTGAGAGCGAACGCCAGGATATCCTTGTTCTTCTTGGTAGTCGTATCGGCCACCATCATCAGCATCTTTATGACTGCAAAGAGCCCAAGGGTTCCCTTGAGGATATCATCCCAGTCCATGGTGCCGATGTTGTTCAGCGCCTTGCCCAGTAGGAGTGCGACTCCGGCCAATACGACCAGCGCCAGCATTCGCTTAGCGAGCCCCTTCGTGTCCTTGCCTTCACCGGCGCTGGACAGCTCGTCCTCCGCCTTCTTCAGCATGTTGAACATGAAATATAGAGCTGCACCAGCGGCCACAATCTTGCCTGCCGGGATCTGGGCGACGACCCAGAGCGCAGCGGCCAGAACGAGAACGGCTCCGGCGAGAATAAGGACTGTGGTGGCCTTGACCTTGGCGGTCGTAGCCTCCATCGATTCCTTGAACCCGTCGATGACGTCCTTGACACTGCCGAGAATTCCAGCGAAGTTGGATCCGGCTTTGCCCCACTCCTTGAAGGTGTTGATAACATTCCGGGCTACAGCGAGGAATGTGACCAGCGCACCAGTCTTGAGGATGGCGTCAAATATGCCCCCGTAGTCGCCGTTGTCGGCCATGTTCTTGAGCTCAGCAAATGCGCCCTTGAACGGCTCGATGAGAGCCTTGGCGGCGATGACGGCGTAGTGGCCAACTGTGGACAGAACCTTGCCGATGCCCTTGATAAGCTTGACGAAGTTATGCCACCCAGACGTAGCCTTATCCTTGAGCTCAAGGTTGGCGATGAAGTCCTTGGTAGTACTCCAGCCGTACTTGACAGACTCGGCATACTCGCCCATGAGGGTCTTAAGATCACTGAACGCCTTATGGAACGGTTTGGTGTCGAAGTCGAAGTTCAGAGTCGCCAGATTCTTGAGGATGCCCCAGACACCGGCCCCGAAAGACGAAAGGATGCCGCCAAGCGACGACAGCCAAGCAATATCGGGCCCGTTCTGCATGGCCTCGGCCCACTCGCCGAACTTGGTGGATACCTCATCGTAGAGTGCGGCCAGTCGCTCCATCTTAGGAGTCAACCAGTCGCTGACGACGATGGCCTGCTTGTTGATGCACTCGGTCAGCCAGATGATGAAGCTGGTGAGCTTGTCGATCGCCGGAATAAGATGGTCAGCCAGGTGCTGCCCCCAGAAATATGACTTCTTGTAGGCAGACTCGAATAGGTCGACAATCTTGTTCTTGAGCTTGGTGAACTTGGACTCGTTCGCCTCGGCCGTGTCGCCGGCTTCCTCGGTGGAGTCACTGGTGATACCAAGCGCCTCACCGACCTCCTGGGCGCTCTCCTTGAGCTCCCGGAAGGGCGCGACGATGGACTCCTTGATACTGGAGCCGGCAGTTTTCAGAGCCTCCCACAGACCATCCCAGGCCTCCTTGAGGCGCCTGAGACTGGGCGTGATCTCGTCATGAAACCCCTCGGAGAAGTTGTTCCAGATACGCTTCAGACCGTGGCCCGTCCAGATGAGGGCCTTGATGACATTATCGGCGACGTTCAGGCTTTCATACCAACTCTGAACGGCCTCGACGCTCTCCAGGAGACTCCAAGACCAACCCGCGGTGTGACCACGAAGGTTGGAAATGATGGCTCCCAGTCCCTTGAGCGCTCCGCCAGCAATCCATCCGATTATCTTGCCGAAGTCAGTGAGGACTAGTACACCTATTTTGACGATTCGGAAGAACGACTCGAAGTAGTTGCCAATCGACTCAACCGTAGCCTCACTGGGGACCAGCTTGGCCATGAAGTTGGCGAAGGCCTCGGACATTGCGTACAGACCCTCGGCGGACGGGCCGCTGAAGACCTGCGAGAACGCCTGACCGATGCGCTGCAACGGATCCCACATGGCGTGGAACAGGGAGGCGAGGCCCTCGAGGACCTTCTGCCTACCGCCGAGGTCAGCCCATCCTTGGAGGAGGGCGTTCCTGGCGTTACCCATCTGGGTGATGACGCCACTCGGCCCTGTGAGGAACGCACCGACCTTGGTCCACAGTTCCTTGGCCTGCTCGAAGTCGCCGAAGATGATTCGGAATGACTGAGACCAGGATGAACCGAGCTCCTCACCGATGACGCCCATCAACTGGGAGAACGTCTTGATGTCCTGAGCCGCGGACATACCGGTCTTGGCCAATTCCTGGATCTGAGCGACCTGCTCCTCGGTGTATCCCATGGAGAGAAGCTGCTCGTCGGTGTACTCACCGGCCATCTGCTTAAGGGTCTCCATCATGATCTCCTGGGTCAGCCATCCCTCCTGGAGGGAGAGCCTGAATGACCCATTCTTGGCGATCATTTCGTCGACGCTCTTGCCGTGGACCTTGGCCGTCTGGATCAGCTGGTCCTGGAACTGCTTGGTTGCGATGCCGGCGTTCTCCAGGGACATCCAGTCCTGAAGCTTCACCGTTCCCGCGGCCATGGCCTGCGAAAGCTGATACATAGCCCTCGAGGTGGACTCGGAGTTGGCACCAGCGACGGCCGCCCAGTTCGCCAGACCCTTAATCGATGCGACTGAGTCATCCAGTCCGATACCGGCAGCGGTGAACTTACCGATATTGGACGTCATCTCACCGAAGTTATAGATGGTCTGGTCCGCGTAAGTGTTCAGCTGGTCCAGAGCCGCGTTAACGGTCTGGATCGTCTCGCCCTTCTGGGCAGTGTTGGCGAGAATGGTCTGAACGGAGTTGAGCTGGAGCTCGTACTCCTTCATACCGTCGATAAGGGGCTGAACCGTGAAGCTCGAGAGCATCGAGGAGCCGACTTCTGCGATCTTTCCACCGATGCTGGCGAGTGCGCCAAAGGCAATCGACTGGAGAGCCGAGAATTTGCTCGTAGTCTCGGCAATACCCGCCTGGGCCTCCGAGAAATTAAGGTTCTTGGCGGCCGCTGAGACCTGATTGATCCCCTCGACACCGCCTCGGAATGCCAATCCCTCCTCGAGCTTCTTGACTCCGTTAAGAGAGTCCTGAACCCCGTTCATGAATTGGCCGTTGTTGAACTTAAGAGCGACTACCCGCTCCTCGATTGACGCCACTAGCCTCTCACCGCGCTTTCAAGCTGCTTGACGATGCTGTCGAATATAGGCCTGAGCGCCGGATTTATATAATCCACGCCCTGGACATAGCCACCGGTCCTGGTGCCATGCCCGTATTGCAATATGACTGCGATCGGGACACCCTGCTCCACGTGGGAGTTGTTCCAGACCAGCGAGACTCGGTTTCTGCTCCGCTTGATCTCGTAGGACCAGCTGGATGCCGTATAACCGGACCTGACCGGAGTAGCGGCAGATAGTGCAGCCACCCCGGCCTGTCCGCAGTCGTCGAGGAAATCGAAGAAGCGGCCCTCTTTGAGTCTCTCGAGCCACTTCCCCGTGTCCATCCTCGAATCCATCTCCAGCGTGAACGCCGGGCTCATGCGGCCCTCTCAAGGGAGGCCGCCATACCGGACACGATAGCGCCCATAGCCCCTCGAGACCATCCGGTATTGAGCTGGTTTAGATCAGCTGGAATATGCGCAACCGTTGGGAGACCAGAGGCCTTCAAAGGGTCCCATGTGGTCTGAGGCGCGTCGAACTCCATGGATAGAATATCGCAGTTCTTCCCCGAGAGGAAGTCTGGATACTTTTCCTTGGCGATATCGGAGTTGTACGCGTAACCCCAGGTCTTGAATCCGCGCTCCCGAATCATGTCGAATGCCCACTTGGAGTCCCAGTACGACTTGATTATAATATTCTGCTCCATGCCCTTGAACATGTCGCAGACTTCTTTCCACTTGGGGAGCTGGTACTTCGGATCGAATATGATGACGTGGCTCTTGGAGTAGGTCTCGATCAACCAATCGATCGTCGCCGGCATGTATCGGGTCTTCGACGCCGCTGCCTTGATCTCGGCCCAGGTATACTGGTCGCACTTCTCGGTCAGAGCCGGAACGAGTCGCTTCGGACTCTCATCGTGGCATCCGAACCAGACACCATCCTTACTTCGGGCCGCCGAGAACTCTAGAGCATGAGCATGGTAGTCGACAGCCTGGGTGTAGGCGAGCTCCGTGTGCTCGGGCCAGGACTGGGATCCGCCTCGATGCGCCACGATGAAATGCGGAATCGCAAGGAGCTCCCTAATCGTCTTGGCGCCCTCTGGAATCGCTCGCATCGTGAGCGTTGGGGTCTCCCGAGTCCCGTCCCAGATGTTGACCTCAATCCCGGATCCGTCGGCGAGTGTCGGATCAAGCGAGTCGTTCTGTTCCTTAAGCTGGACGTCGACGCAGAAGAGGGAACGCACACCGACTTCGTTCGGCGGAACGTACTCCGACTGAGCATAACCAACGACAATCGACGACCAGGGGTCGGTTGAAGACTTGCCCCAGGCGCCATTAGTCAGGGACTCGACGTTGGGCGGAAAAGTCGCCACCGGGTTGGTTTTTACGTCATGCTGCACGAACCCTGTGATCTGGGGAAATGGCCCTCCCTTCCAGCCGTCGGCGCTACCCCCGGGTACACGAGGGACCAGACTCTTGACCTTGGCGCCGTCAAACACTGCGAGGACCGCGACGTGCCGCCCGTTATGTTTCGGATCCGGAGACTTCCAGCCCACGTCCATGGTGTCGGCAGGATCAGCAACCATTTTGACGGCCACGGTGCATGACCGGATGTCCTCGCCGCCGGCGTACTTTCCCGTCCAACCCGCGGG